GAAGACGCGCTCTATGGATGGGCTGGCCTCCGACCTGAGTGGGCTTGCAAGATCCTCGGCTAGTCACACGGCTTAGGCTTCCCGGAGGTCTTTGGGCAAGGACTGCTCATCGGCCTCCGGGTTTTTGAAGGAGTGAAATGAAATGAGCTTTCAAGAGTTCCCGAAATGGAAATATCACCCATCCAAGGAAGCCGTCATAGTCGGAAATAAAGACGCAGAGGAAGCTCTTGGAGAAGGCTGGTTCAATTCTCCAGCTGATTTTGGAGTAGAAACCTGTCCTTCTGCTAGCGGACCGGATCCGTACATTGCTTCAAAAAAAATAGAAGAAATCATAGATCAACCCAAAAAATCAAAAAGGGCTAAAGCGTGATTGATACCGCCCGAGCTTTGGTGGAATCGAGTTTGCGCCTGATCGGAGTGCTGGCCTCCGGCGAGGCAGCATCGGCGGCTGAGGCCACGGATGGCCTTAACTCGCTGAACGACATGCTCGACAGCTGGTCCAATGAAAACCTATTCATTCCAAATAAGGTTAGGGAAGTATTCCCTCTCACGTCTGCAAAGCAGACTTACACAATGGGAGCGAGCGGAGATTTCAACACGACGCGCCCGATTTCAATTGAAAACGTCCTGGTCCAGCTCGGCTCTAGTTCTCCGGCCGTCGAGATGCCTATGCGCATTCTCACCAAGGATGAATTCGCTAACATCACACTGAAGGGAACAACCTCAACATTTCCAGAGGCATGCTATCCGGAGGGAACCTATCCTCTTGAGACTTTGAACGTATGGCCAGTGCCGACAACTGGCAATAACCTGGTCATTTATAGCGCGAAGCCACTGGCTAATTTATCGGGGCTATCCAGTACGATTTCACTGCCTCCCGGTTATCAGAGAATGATTCGTTTTAATCTCGCGGTTGAGCTTGGGCCAGAATACGGCAAAGCCATTCCTGAAGCTGTGGCGGCCATAGCAGAAACAGCCAAGGCCGCGATCAAAAGAAAGAATTCAAAACCAAAATATCTATTGGTCGATGAGGCGATATCCGCTCGCGCATCTATCTTTGACTGGAGAATTGGGGAGTCACGTTGAGATTTCCAGGCTTCATTGGTCCAAGTTACACGCTTCAGTCGGTCAACGTGGACTGCCAGAGATGCGTGAATCTTTACCCTGAGGCCGACGCACTGGGGACCGGAAAAGAGGGCGAGGTCGCATCTCTCGTTTCCACTCCAGGGCTGACTCTTCTCGTAACCCTTCCGTCATCTCCGGTCAGAGGAATTTGGATGACCTCTACTGGAAAGTTGTTCGCGGTGGGCGGTCAATTCATTTACAGCATTTCGTCGAGCTGGGTTGCCACTCAATTGGGTCAGCTCAATACCTCAACCGGCACTGTATCGATGGCGGACAACGGCCTTCAGCTGGTGATTGTGGACGGAAGCGGAACGACTGGGGGTTACTACGTGACCCTTTCCGACAATTCATTTCATAACATTACGGACCCGAACTTCCTGGGCGCTAGTCAAGTGACCTATCAAGACACGTCTTTTATCTTCAATAAGCCAGGAACAAATTCATTCTACTGCTCGGACCTGAATGCGGTCACGTTCACTGCGCTCAATACCGCTTCCGCAGAAGCGTATTCGGATACGCTCCAAGGACTCATCAGCATTCAAGAGAACCTGTACCTGTTTTGCTCGACTCACACAGAAGTCTTTTACGACGCAGGCACCAGCCCATGCCCATACGCCAGAATTCAAGGAGCCGTCATTAACGCGGGATGCGCGTCCACTTTCTCGATTGCTCACCTTCAAAGCACAGTATTTTGGCTGGGCGGAGACGATACCGGATTTGGAATCGTCTACATGATGAATGGCTATCAGCCGCAAAGAATCAGCACATCGGCCATTGAATCTCAAATCAGGGCCGCAGGAACCGCAAATGTTGCGAACGCTAGGGCATGGACCTATCAGCAGGGCGGGCACGTATTTTATTGCCTAAACGTCCCAAGCATTAAAGCGACATGGGTGTACGACGCATCAAGTGGTCTTTGGCATGAAAGAACTTTCCTGGGAACCTGGGGCTTTGAGAGGCACAAGGCCGATTGCAGTGCCGTGGCCTACGGATCAAACGTCGTAGGAGATTACGAAAGCGGAAATATCTATTCCCTTGATCCCTCTAACTACACCGACAACGGAACTTCGATTGTTCGTCAAAGATCCGCTCCCCATTTGTCGAAGGACATGAACCGAATTTTCCACAGCAGTTTTCAGCTCGACATGGAAACGGGTGTCGGTCTTTCCGGAAGCGCTCAGGGAACGAATCCTCAGGCCATGCTTCAGTGGTCAAACGACGGCGGTCACACATGGTCCAATGAGCACTGGGCCTCAATCGGGAAGATCGGTAGCACCAAGACACGGGTCATTTGGCGGAGACTTGGGCAGGCTCGCGACCGAATTTACCGAGTCATGATCTCAGATCCGGTGAAGGTTACCCTCATCGGCGCCCAGCTCGATGTGGATGAGGGAGCGGCGTAATGTCCGAACAGCTTCCTCCAGTTCCCTATCAAGCCCAGATGACGACGCAACAGGGTACGCCGTCTAACACATGGGCTGCTTTTTTTAGAAGCCTCATCGATGCGATCAAGGCGAACGCGATCACGACTCCGATTGATATTTCAGCAGGAGGAACGGGTCAGACGACGCAACAGGGCGCGGTGAATGCGCTCACTGGAACTCAAAGCGCAGGAAAATATCTCAGATCCGATGGCGTCAACGCATCTTTAAGCGCAATCACTCCGGCAGACGTTCCAACGCTCAACCAGAGCACGACCGGAACCGCATCCAACGTCACAGGAATTGTTGCTCCGGCAAACGGGGGAACGGGTGTCGCCAATACAAATAAGATCACAACCGGATCAAATGACATCACGCTGACGAGCACGGGAACGACCAACGTCACGCTCCCCACTTCGGGAACCATTGCTACGCTAGCTAATTCAGAGACTTTTTCTAGCAAATCATTTTCGGACGCCGTGACTCTAGCCGAGATATCGACTCCCTCTAGTCCTGCATCCGGCAAGCTCAAGGTCTATCCCAAGAGCGATAACAACCTCTACACGCTCAATTCGTCTGGTCAGGAAACGCAAGTCGGATCGGGAGCAGGATCGAGCGGGACTAAAAACTACTTAGGCACAGTCAACGGCGTTAATGGAAACGGAAACGCTGAGCTTGGGACCACTACCAAGTGGAGCCTCGCCCATTCGGCTCTGACCAACAAGTTTCCACTCAACGTAGGACTTGCTGGCTTCCCCTTTAGCGCGGCTGGTGGATCAAACGGAGGATCGGCTGCAAACGGGAACCTTTCTCTTTCAACAGTAAACTCAGGCCAGCTCGCCGGAAGCTATTCTTTTTCATACGCGTCATCTAGCGCCACAACCGCTGGCGACATGCTGATATCGGACGCATTCACAATCGACATCGAGGACCAGGCCAAGGTTCTAACGATCAAGGCCTATTACACATCCCACAGCGGGGCCTCCAATTGCAATTTCTCAGGCACATCTAGCAACAGCTTTGGAATTGCGATCTATGACGTTACAAACGGTGCCTGGATCATGCCAGCAGGAGTTTGGAACTTAGTACAAAGCTCAGGCGTTGGAATCATCACGGGAACTTTCCAGACCACGTCTAACAGCACTCAGTACCAGATCGCCCTATTCAACGCTAACGCGACGAGCGGTGCCGCCACTCTTTACCTGGATGATTTTTTTGTAGGACCACAGACGGCTCCGGTAGGTCCTGCGATGAATGACTTTAAAGACAACTCTTCAAATTACACATTTGGAGGTTTTGGGTCCGTATCAAACGTAAAGATATTTGAAAGACGAGTCGGCGACACTCTAGAGGTTCAAGGATATTTTCAGGTAGGAACTACGGCGGCCTCTACAGCTTTTATTCAGCTCCCGTATGCAATTGATACCTCCAAGTATGGCGCTGCTTCTAATAATCAGATGGTTGGCATTGCAACGAATGCCGCCGGCGGAAGCGGATCCGGTCCTTTTATCCAAGGCGAAGGCTGGGTTTTATTCTATGACGGATCTACCAATAATCAGATTTTCTGGGGCAATGCTGGCGTAACTAGTACCTCTGCCTATGCAAAGTTAAACGGTAATGGAGTTACAGGAAACAACTACCAATACTCGATTAAGTTTTCGGTTCCGATCGCGGGCTGGTCCTCAAACACCGTAATGTCAAGCGACACGGATACGAGGGTGTGCGCTGCACGTTCAAGATGCGTTTCAACATCCACGACCATTTCGTCTAACGTCGATACCTGGATTGATTTTGAAACTAAAGACTACGACACTCACGGCGCCGTGACGTCAGGCGGCGGCTTTAAAACAAGCTCAAATGCCGGTGCATGGAAATACACGGCTCAGGTTTCAGGATTTTACCGAATAAGCGCAGGACTGGCGGCTTCATCTGGTTCGCCGACATCCATGGACCTCAAATTTTTAAAGAACGGAACCGAAGACACTCGGATTCGAGAACAGGGAATAGCTGGGTCTGCTAGCCCTGGAATATCTGGGTCCGTTCAACTCAAATTGAATGCCGGTGACTACCTCGAGGTAGTGGCAAGCTTCAACGCAAACACAACAGTCAATAGCTCTGTCACCGCATTTGTGAATGTAGAAAGGTTCTGCGGCCCAGCAGTGGTGGCTGCGACAGAGGCAGTGGCTGTTTACGGATCTCCTCAGACTCCAAGCGGGACCATCAGCGGAAGCGCAAGCGTTGCTAAGTTTGCTGCAACGAATGACACTCACGGCGGATACAGCGCATCGACTGGACTTTATACTGTTCAGGTTAGCGGATGGTATCAGTGCAACGCAATGATTCAGGTCAGCCATTCGACCTCAAGCTCCAACAACCAGGCTTATATTTACAAAAACGGAAGTGCCGCAATCAACGGCCCGTTCATCTTTGCGAGCGGATCATCTCAGTCATCGGCCCCAGTAAACGGGATCGTCTATTGTAATGCCGGAGACACACTAGGCGTTTACGTTCTGTCGAACAACACGTCTCCAACTTACACCGCTTCTCAAAGCACCTTCTCGTTTGCTCGCACCGGGAGGGGAAACTAAATGGATGCGCTGACTAACCGACTCCAAGACGAACTGAGAGCCAAGATTGTGGGCCTCGAGGCTGCGATCAAAGCACAGCCTGATCAGCAAATCGAAATCGACATCAAACATCACTTCGCTCCTGGCCTCTACCTCAGGGAAATGCTGATGCCCAAGAACTCTGTCGTGGTCGGGAAGATCCACAAGACTGAGCACCTTTGCATTCTGAGTAAAGGCAAAGTCATTGTTGTGAATGAAAACGGACGCCAGCTACTTGAGGCTCCAGCAGTTGTTCATTCGGTGCCAGGAGTGAAGCGCGCACTCCATGCGCTTGAGGAGACGGTCTGGGTCAATTGCCATCACAATCCTACTGATGAGCGCGACCTTGAAAAAATAGATGACGTTTTCGTCGTCGATACGTTCGATCAATTTTTGAGTTTCACGGAACAGAAGAAACTCGAAGGGAGTAAATGATATGGCTTTCGTAGCTGTGGCAATTGGAGCTGGCGCCGTCGCAGGTATTGGCGGAGCGATGATCTCATCAAGCGGAGCACAGAATGCGGCGCAAATTCAGGCAGATGCTGCCAATCGCGCCGCAGATCTTCAATATCAGGAATATCAGCAGCAGCAGGCCAATCAAAAGCCGTATCTTGAGGCTGGCTATGGGGCCCTGTCTCAAATGTCAGATCCCTACTTTCAGCAGAACTTCACGGGTCAGGGAATGATGGAAGACGATCCCGGATATCAGTTCAGGCTGAATCAGGGACTGAGCTCGTTGCAGAATAGCGCCGCCGCTCGCGGTGGGCTCATGAGCGGAAATACGGGACAGGCGCTCACTCAATACGGACAGGACTACGCATCCAACGAATATCAGAACGCCTACAACCGATTCACAAATAACCAGTCTCAGCGATTCAATCGACTCGCATCGATCGCGGGACTTGGACAGACCGCAAACGGTCAGATCGGTCAGGCTGGCGAGAATATGGCCAACAACGTGGGTCAGGACATGATGGGCGCCGCAAACGCTGGTGGTGCCGCAAGCATTGCAGGCGCAAATGCATACGGCGGAGCACTGAGTGGAATAGGAAATAACATCATGTCTGGCGCAATGTACAATCGGCTTGCGCCTCCTCGGACAACTCCACAGACAGGAATGGTAGATCCTGGCGCGATGCAAACCGCGTCCGACAATTACGTTAGCCAGATAGGCGACTGATCAGAATGAAGAGGGGCCAATAAATGGGAATCGACTCAAGCATTTACAGCAACGTCCAGCCGGTTCAGCAGCCCAACGTCGCAGACTCGATGCAGAAGGCTCTAACATTGAGTAATTTGGGGCTTCAGAACAGTAATGCGCAGATTTCAAATCAACAGGCGCAATATAATTACGATAGCCAGATCCAGGCCCGACAGGCTTACCAAGACAGCCTAGATGAAAACGGAAACCTAAATAGATCTCAATATCTCTCGAAGCTCGGAAGTATAAATCCATCCATGGCCCTACAAGCTAATCAGCAGCTGAACTCCATGGATAAAGCTCAGGCCGATACTACCGCTGCGAAAATGGCCGCGCTCCATCAGACCGCGAGCATCGCCGCTCCGAACTACTCATATTTACTAAAGCAAAGCGATGAAGATGCAGCGAAAGCCTACCCCAACATGATTCATCAAATGGCCCAGCAGGGGGTAGACATCAGCAATCTTCCACCCACCTGGAACCGCGATGCAATTCAGCGCGCGTCAGATGTAGCCAACCAATACAAAGAGCAGATGGATAATGCTCTGACGGCCGCTAACACGTCATCCAAACAGGCGGAAACAGCTAAAACGTACAACGAAATCGGAGTCAATAACGACAAGCTTGCGCAGAACCTCAAGGACGATCTTGATCCAAACAAGGCGCGCGCAGGAAACCTAGCCAAGTCTCAGGCAGTAGTCAACGCATCCGAGCGTCTCAATCAAATCTTCAAACAGTTCCCTGATTATAACATCCCTAAAGCTCAGCAAACGGAGGCCGTCAGCGCGTTCGGAGCCATCCTTAACGGAGGAAGTGCGCCACTACAGTCTCAGCTCGAGGAGCTTGTCCCTAAGTCGGCCAAGGGCGACGTTACTTCTGTAGGTGCGTGGCTTTTCAACGATCCCATGGGACAGAATCAGCAAAAATTCATGAGTCTTTTGCATGACTCTGTTGAACGAGAAAGGGACCTTGCAAGCGAGCAAGTCAAGACTGCCCAAGTTCAGCGGCTTCCTGCCCACGATTTGTTTCGTCAGAGAAATCCAGAGCTCTATAGCTCCATCCTGTCGGGTTATGGAATCAAACCGGAAAACGTACAAAATGGGAAATACGTTCCGTCCGAAGAAGAGGATGATTCTGATGCTCCCCAAAAGACATTGGCATCATCTGGAAAGAGCTCTGATTTATTTCCAAGTGCTAATGCGGGTCAGAAAAACTCTGGAATCAGCGCACAAGACGCCCAGGCAATGCAATGGCTCAAGTCCGCAGACGCTAGCGACCCAGTAGCGTTTAAGGTTCGCGCGAAACTCAGAGGCAAGGGGCTCGTAAAATGAGCGGATTTGATCCGAACGCTTATGTCAATTCCGACGATGGGGCATTCGACCCACACTCTTATGTAGCGGAAGCTCCCAGCGCTTCTTCAAGCACGAGCGCGGGTCAGGCAGCACTTGACCATTTCTCAAACTCTACATTAATGGGGTATCTTCCGCAGCTCCAGGGTGTTGCCTCGAAGGTCTCTGGCGCAATCCTTACAGACCCTGACGCTGACGTAGATGCGAAACTCCGGGATCAGGGCTTTAAGATAACTGAAGCCGCCCCAGAAACCTATGTTCAGTCGAGAGATGCTACGATCGCACGGCTATCTCAAGAAGCGAAGGATCATCCTGTAGCTTCGACGGCTGGATCCGTAGGGGGCGTTATCACTGGCGGAGCCTTAACGGGGGCGGGTCTTGGCGCCCTTGGGGTAGGAGCAAAGGCCGCACAGCTTAAACAGGCGGCCGAAGCCGCGAGAGCAGCCGGAAACGTTGCGGAGGCAGCCCAATTAGGGCGCGCCGCCCTCGCCGCTCGAATGGTGGGCGGAATTCAAACCGGAGCGTCGCTCGCAGCAGCAAACAACCCGGGAGACACCGAGGGAGAAATAGACCCTCTTCAGCTTGGGGCGCGGGTTGATAATGCAAAGATCGGCGCGCTCACCGGCGGTGCCGTTCAGGGCGCCATCGAAGCAACTCCATATGTCGGAAAGGCTCTCGGATATGTCGCAAAAAAGGGTGCCTCGGTTGTCTCGGGAGTGCCGCAATCTGAAATCGACAACTACGCCGCCCAGACTGATAAAATAAATAATCTCATCAGCCAGACGGGCGGAGATATGACCGCCGCTGCCGACAAGGTCAGGCAGGACATGCAGTCTGGAATTCAATCGACCAAACAAAAGTTGAACTCTCAGATTGCAAAGGGAATTGCAAACGCTCCAACCGAAAAATCAATTGATCTAGATTCGATCATTTCTCCTCTAGAAAAACAGCGCGCGGTTTTACTTGGAAACAAGCAAACCGATGAAGCCAACCAAATTGGATCGATTATCGAGAAAGTGAAATCATTCGGGGTCGATCAAGACCCGATATATGGAACAGCTCAGTATACGGGAAAGGCTAATGCCAAAGACCTGAATAACATTAAGGGCCTTCTCCAGGATATCGCGACCCCCGCCTATCAGCAGAATGGGCAAATGTTCAACTACGCAAAGTCGTCTCAGGTCGCGGCAAAGTATGGCGCCGCTGCTGCGAGAAAAGTCTTAAATGAGGCCGTTCCCGAAGTAGCTACCGCAAACAATCAGCTCTCTGCCATGCATACGATTGAGGGGAACCTAAACCGTAATTTGCTAGCATCAGGAAAATCAGATTCAGCTTTATTCGCAGCAGGATCAGGGCAGAACCAACGAAATCTTAAAATGCTACAGCAGCTTGGAAATCTCTCGGGTGTAGATGCCTCGCAACAGGCTCAAAACCTGGCGACCGCCAGAACTTTTGCTAACCCGGCACTGATTCCAACCGATGCAACAGGAAAGTCGGCCACGAGGATGCTTCTAGCTGCGGGTGCGGGTCACTTGCTTGCCGGTCCAATGGGATATGCGGCCGGAGGATTAGCAAGCCCCGCTGCGGTCAAGCTTGGAATCAACGTGGCAAACGCCACAGGAAAGCTTGCGGCTCCAATCGGACAATATGCGGCAAACAATGCGCCAGCGTTCATTGGAGCGGCTCAACGAATCGCCCAAAACCAAACCACTCCGACTCAAAATCAGAGTGCCCCAGAGCCTGACATTGATCAAAAGACGCTTGGAATATTTAAGCAAAACCCAGACCTGATTGACGGTATTTCGGATCCAAAAATTAAATCCGCTCTTTCAAAGCAGATCGGACGGTCTCCTGCGGTTGGACAGACAAATATATCTAACCCTCAGAACAAGGGCCCAGATGCGTGGGCACAAAGCGGACTCCAAAAGCTGGGCATCCAAGATCAGGGATTCGCCAACCAAATTCTTCAAGACCCAAAAGCGAAACAACTTCTCATCCAAGCA